GCTGGAGGCAATCTCAAGCGAGTAGACAACGGCACGGGCAGGATTTATGCCGCTAGCCAGAAGTACCGTAATGACCTTTTAGAGCGTGAGGGCGTAGCCATCAGCCGTATGCAACGTGCATACAAAGCCGCAACCAAAGCAAGCATCGATGAGCTTGAAGCGCTGGAGGGTAGGATTGCCGAGCGTGAAGCCAACGGGGAACCGCCATCCGAGACAATCCTTTGGATGCGTCAGCGGATCATAGACAACATAGAGGAACTCGGAAAGAACCTCAAAAAGTTCAGCATCGAGGGGGCAGTGATTACAGCCGATGGGCAACTTGAAGCCGCTACGCTTGCTAATGGCTCAACGTCAAGCCTTGTGGAAGCGGCAGCGGGTAAAAAGCCAGCCGGGGTTACCCTTGGTACTAGCTGGACAAGTCTACCTGACGAAGCCTTGCAGGCCTTTGTCGGGTTCGCAGGCGATGGTAGCCCTCTGGCTGTCTTATTCGATGCCATCCCACAAGTAACAACCGATGCTATGCAGATGGCTTTGGTGCAAGGCATCAGCCTCGGTGAAGGTCCACGTACGGTAGCACGGCGGGTACGCAAGGCGGCTGACATCGGTAGGCAACGAGCCGAGACAATAGCACGTACCGAGATGATCCGAGCAAGCCGGGAAGCACAGCGGCAACTATACACCGAGAATGGCGCAGTGACCGGATACCGGCGGCAGGCTACGCAAGATGCGCGGGTATGCCTTGCTTGCTTGGCTCTCTCCGGCACCCTTCAGGCTACCGATACCATCATGCCAAGCCATCCGAACTGCCGGTGCGTGATGATACCGGAAACCCTCAGTTGGGCAGAGATAACCGGCGATTCATCTATACCGGATACCCGCCCAAAGGTGGCAACCGGTGAAGAGATTCTAAAAGGGCTTACGCAGGTTGAAGCCCACCAGATACTAGGCACCGCCCGCTACAACCTTTACAGTGAAGGGCTACCGCTCAGTGACATGGCAACCGTGGTGCCTAACGCCGACTGGGGGCCTACCACAAGAGTGCTACCGCTTAGAGACCTAGAGGGATATCAACCGGATCTAACGACTTATCTATGAAAACGGCACTGTGGGATAGTGGGTGTATGGACTTGCTGACATCTACCGTAGACGGTATCAAGAGCGACCGGCTGGGCTACGTCAAGGGCTACCTGGTTCGCTTTGGTGATACCAAGACCGCCGACCTTGAAGGTGACTTTTTCACCGCTTCAACCGACTACGGCTTTCCGGTTTCCAAGGGTCAGCGCGTACCGCTAAACGTTTACTATCATCACGGTATGGATGCCGCTGTAGGCAAGAAGTCTATCGGTACAGGCTACATCAAGATGGACGATACCGGGCTATGGTATGAAGCACAACTAGACATGGCGGATGAATACGGATCGATGATTGCGAAGCTCTGCAAGCAAGGCAAGATGGGATTTAGTTCCGGTGCTGCTGGTCATCTGGTAGAGCGCAAGAGCATGGGCGGTGCCGCTGAGATAACCCGCTGGCCTATCGCTGAGGCAAGCATTACACCAACACCAGCCGAGTATCGTAACAGCGTCAAAAGCCTAAAGGAGTACTACGGCATGGAGCCAATGATGGATATGGAAGAAGAGATGGTTATGGCTCCAATGCCTGAGCAGTCCCCGGAAGAGTACGCCATGTCGGTCTTCAACGAGTCCGAGGGTGACCTTATCCACGAAGGGCTGGAAGCCTACTACGATGCGCTCTGCGGGGCTATCGAAGCGGTATCCGATCAAGCCATGGCGGATGCCATCATTGACGAATTTGCTCGACGTGCTAAAGGGCTATATGCCATGCACGGAATGAAGAGCGTACAACCCGCTTCACTGCGGGGTGTTGAACGTCGACTGCGGGATGCAGTCGGTCTTAGCCGGGCGAGCGCCAAGCGCTTAGCACCTGTAGTCTGGGATTCACTGCGGGACGCAGACCAGCCAGAAGTGCAACCGGAACTCGTAGTCCTGGAAGCGAAAGCCTCCACCGATAATGAGCGAGCCGACATACTGGCACGCTTGGAGTTGTTACAACAACTATGAATTTGACACAACTGCAGAATCAGAAAGATTCTGTGCTTGCAACCGCGCGGGAGCTTGCTTCCGGTAACGGTGACCTTGCACAGGTCAAGAGCCTGATGGCTGAAGCCAAGGGCATTGAAGAGCGTATTGAGACCATCAAGGCACTCGGACAAGGCCACCCTGTGGCAACCGAAGCGCAAGTAGAACAGCCTTGGAAGTCCGGCGGCGTTGGACGCAATCCACTTTCCGGTACTCGTGACGAGGCTAACTACAAGGCATACTGCTGGGGCCAGTGGGGCCGCTCTATCATGGGCAACCGCAAGGCCGCTGAGTGGTGCAAGGCTAACTTGAAGGCACAGTCTGAAGGCACGACAACCGCTGGTGGTTTTACGGTTCCGGATCCGTTGTCCTCTGAGCTTATCTACCTCCGTGAGCAGTTCGGTATTGCGCGTCAAAACTGCCGCATCTATCCGATGTCCAGCGATGTCTTGAACGTGCCTAACGCAACCGCATCCACTACGGTCTACTACCCGGGGGAAAACACGGCTATCACTGCAAGCGACTTGACCTTTGCACAGGTCAACCTCGTAGCCAAGAAGCCATCGGTTCTTACTCAGGTTTCTAAAGAGTTGGCCGAAGATAGCATCATCGACTTTGGTGCAACGCTTGCCCGTGATATGGCGTACGTCCTTGCGAAGGAAGAAGACCGCGTTGTTTTCAATAACGTAGTTGACTCCACATCTGGCCTTGATGGCATCCTGTATGCCGTCTACAACCTTGGAACCAAGGCTAACATCGCTAGTCTTCAGGTGTTCACAACCGGCCAGACCATCACGTATGCGCCAACACTTGCTAACTTGAAGGGCATGGTTGCCAAGCTCCCAACATACGCCGCACAGGCAAAGTGGTATATGCACAAGGAGATTTGGTACAACGCGATTGCTCCTTTGCTTGATGCACTTGGTGGCAACGCTATCAGCGACATCGCAAATGCCTACGGCCCTACGCCTATGCTCTACGGTTACCCTGTGGTGTTCGTCCAGAATATGCAGAAAACCTTGGCAGCATCCACGCCTTATGTCCTCTTGGGTGACCTGAGCATGGGTACAGCGTTTGGTGACCGCCGAACCGTTACCATCGAGGTATCGGATCAGCGCTACTTTGTTGAAGATGCGCTTGCATTCAAAGCCACAGAGCGCTTTGCATTCAAGGCTTTTGACATCGGTAACGTTGATGCAACAGCAGCCAACCGTGTACCGGGTTCGCTTATCGTCGGAGCATCCGCAGCTACATAAGGCGAGCGGGTTCTTATCTCAAGCCCTCGGCAGACGTGCCGGGGGTTTTTATTTATGTGGGATAGTGGAGCATGATGACACGAGCCGAAGCGATAGCGCAGGTATCACTTTTTGTTGATGCACAAAGTTATCCGCAGATGTCCACCACCGACATAGGGAGCATCCTCGATTCTTTCTCACGGTTCAGCACTTGGACGGCTAGCACCACTTATGCTGTCGGTGACCGTGTAGTGCCTACAACGCCCAACGGCAGGGTCTACGAGTGCCGGGTGGCTGGTACTTCAGGCACGACACAACCTGATTACCCGGTCTATTCTCCTTACCACGTCAGGGGCTACACCCTTGAAGATGGCACGGGAGACCCAACCTTGATGTGGGTAGACCAAGGGCCGATCAATGTGGAAAGATACGATGTCAGGACAGCCACCCGCCAAGCGTGGATGATAAAGGCTAGCCGTTGCGCTAGTGACATCGATGCCAAGGAAGGCACAAGCGATGTCAAGCTCTCACAACTCAAAGCGCACTGCCTAAGCATGGCAGAGCGATATCGCCCCCTGGTGTTCGCATGAGCCCTATCCTACGCGCAACCATAAGCGCTGGCATGGTACGCAACCTGTGCCAAGACCGGGTAGAAATACACCGCTTCACGCTTACCGAAGACGGGCGTGGCGGTGCTACTGAGACATGGCGCAAGGTTGCCGAGTACAACGCCAGGCTAACCAACCAATCAGACACGGAGAGCATCGTAGGCGGTGGCATACAGTCATCTGCGCAGTGGACTTTGATAGTTGCTGTTGGGGCTGACGTGATGCCGCAGGATAGGGTTTACCGGGTAGGCGATGACTCGAAGTATTACGATGTGATCGGGACAGACTTTGGACAGACTGAATTATTAGTGCAGCACGTAGGACTAGTGGAGCGTACAGCATGAGCGCATCAGAGTGGACAGCGATAGGTATCTTTGTTGCGGGCTTGGTTGTTAGCCTACTGGTCTATATCGTCCAGTTTCTACACAAGATGGACAAGCGCAACGCCGTTGATAGTGTGACCGTAAAAGACCACGGACATAGACTGGTCAAACTTGAAGGCGATACCGGCGAACTGAAGACGCGGGTTACACACTTGGAGGCGAACCGATGAACAGCATCAGTATCAAGCGGTTGGTGGTCGTTGTGATCGTGGCTTTCGTAGCTGCTTTCACCTCGGTATTCGGCGATGGGGTCAGGACATCCGAAGCAAAGGACATTGCCGAGCTCGGCGCAGTGCTGGCACTGTACGGGAGCAAGGCGGTAGCGGCTGGCGTCTCCGCTGCGGTGAGTTCGGTGCTGGCGTTCCTCACGATGCCGTTCAAGGGTACGCAGATGAACAGCCTGAAGGTGGGCAAATGAATCTGAACAATGTAGTTGTTACACCACTAGTAACTAACCCA